TTCCTGGATCAACTAATTCTGGGACTTGACCAATCATAGTATTAAATAAATCTAATTTAGTGTTTGTGAAATCACGTTGTACAGATGCTAATAAATAATCGCCCGAATATTCTTGTAGCGTATAATTACCACATGTAATAGATATTTTAGAGATCATTTTAGCTCCAATATTTTGTATCCACTTGAATTCATAGGGAGCCCATTGCTCAATGTTACCGAGACCCATAGCTGTGCTTTCTTGAGTAATTTGTTGTGGAGGCAAAATAGGACTCCAAATATTAGGTAAATTAACACATAAATATGTATCCATTAATAAATCAGCATATCTCGGAATTTTAAATGTAAATGTAGACTGCTCTGATGTGCGCATAGTTGTAGAACCTTCATAATCAACACGGAATTTTTGTTGGCCAAAATTAGTATAATGACGATATGTTGATTTAAAAAATGATTTGGTTGGATTACCATTTAGAACAATATTTTGCTGTCCTATGCTTGTAAGATTTAATAGACCACCTGGCATGATATATATGAATATATATTTTTAACTAATTATAAATTACTATTAATTAATTTTATTTCTATAATATAAATATGTCCGATATTTCACAAACATTTAAAACAATAACTGAAATGAAATCAAGTTCAACTACCTTTATTATTTCTATCTTAATATTAATTATTTTGGCTATAACAATTTATTATGTTATATATTACAGAAATTTACAAAAAAATGAATGTAGTAATATGACAAGTTTATATGGAGATTTAAATGGCAAAATTTTGTCTATTAGGAGCAACTTGCAAAATTATCAATATACACTAAAAGATTATTATATTAAGACAGCTTATAATGCTTGTAGTGGAGGAGATTATAAAAATGATTATGTTGACACATGTATACTAACAAATTTATTAAAACAAGGAATTCGTGGTCTAGATTTTGAAATATTTTCGGTTGAAGATGACGTCCCTGTAGTAGCTACTTCTGTTGGTGATAGTTATTTTATTAAAGAAACATTTAATTATGTTAAATTTAATGATGTACTAACAATGATTAATAACTATGCTTTTGCTCAGTCAACTTCACCAAATCCACGAGATCCAATAATTATTCATTTACGGTTCAAAACATCTAATCAAAATACTTATAAAAATATGGCAAAACTACTAGAATCATATTCGTCTATTTTGCTAGGTAAAGAATATAGTTATGAAAATCATGGTAAAAATTTAGGAGATGCTAAATTAAGTGATTTAATGGGTAAAGTAGTTATAATAGTAGATAAATCAAATAATTCATTTTTAGAATGCCAAGAATTTTATGAATATGTAAATATGACAAGTAATTCAGTTTTTATGAGAGCATTACATTATTATGATATTGCTTATACACCAGATATGAATGAACTAATTGAATATAATAAATTAAATATGACTATTGGACTACCGGATAAAGGAGCAAATCCAGAAAATCCAAATTCAGTAGTGATGAGAGAAATGGGTTGTCAAATGTTAGCAATGAGATATCAAGAAATAGATATTAATTTGGAAGAAAATGATATATTCTTTGATGAAAATAATAGTGCTTTTGTATTGAAACCAGAAAATTTAAGATATAAACCAGAAGTTATTGAATTACCTCCTCCACAAAATCCAGAGCTATCTTATGCTACAAGAGAAGTTAAAAGTGATTATTATAAATTTGAAATATAAGTTAAATATATAAAATATAAAATATAAAATATAAAATATAAAATATAAAATATAAAATATAAAAACAAAGATAATTTAGTTTAATTAACAAAATTATCTAAAGATATAATAGATAAATGCCAAAAGATGAAATATGTAAAAATTTAACATTTGACGATTGTGAACTAACAATTTTGCGTCAAGCAGTTGATAAGGCAGAAGAAAAAAGAGGAAAAACGATTGTTAGTTCACCTGAAATAAAATATATAATAACTATTTTAGTAAATTTTATTAAGAAAAAAGGAGTTATTTGTTATGGTGGTAGCGCAATTAATGCGATTTTACCTAAAAAAGACCAGTTTTACAATATGGACATAGAAATACCCGACTATGATTTCTATACTCCAAATGCTTTAGAAAATGCTAAAGAGTTAGTTGATATATATATTTCACAAGGTTTTGTTGAAGTTGAGGCAAAATCTGGTCAGCACTATGGCACATATAAAGTATTTGTTAATTTTATTCCAGTAGCTGATATTACTTTTATGCCCCGAGAATTATTTAATTCTATTAAAAAAGAAGCGATAACAATTGGCGGTATATTATATGCTCCAGCAAATTTACTGCGTATGGCAATGTATCTTGAATTATCGCGTCCAGATGGAGCTGTATCAAGATGGGAAAAAGTATTAAAACGTCTAATGCTTTTAAATAATGCTTATCCTTTAACAGCAAAAGAGTGTGCTAGAATTGACTTTCAAAGAAAAATGTCTGATACAGAAAATGCTGACATAATTTATGACACAGTTCAAAAAACATTGATAGATCAAGGTGTAGTATTTTTCGGTGGATATGCTTTATCAATGTATTCTCATTATATGCCTAAAAAATTACAAAAACAATTAGAGAAAATACCTGATTTTGATGTTTTAAGTGAAGATCCTTTACAAACTTCTGAAATTGTGAAAGAACGTCTTGCTGACATAGGAGTAAAAAACGTAAAAATTATTAAACGTCCAGGAATTGGAGAAATAATTGCTCCTAATTATGAAATTAAAGTTGGTAATGATACAATTGCGTTTATTTATGAACCTATTGCGTGTCATAGTTATAATACCATTAAAGAAGGTTCTAATGATATAAATATAGCAACAATTGACACTATGTTAAGTTTTTATTTAGCATTTTTATATGCTGATAGACCATATTATGATAAGGATCGTATTTTGTGTATGTCTAATTATTTATTTGAAGTACAAGAAAAAAATAGATTAGCACAACACGGTTTATTAAAACGTTTCAGTTTAAATTGTATAGGTCATCAAACTACAACAGAAGAAATGCGTGCTGAAAAATCTAAAAAATATTTAGAACTTAAGGATAAGAAAAATGATCCAGAATATGAGAAATGGTTTTTGCGATATAGACCATCTGATTTTTTGACAGATGAAGATAAAAAATCAAGCAAAGGATCTGATAAATATTCAGATAAAAATACTAGTATGTTAAAAAAAATGACAAAAAGACATGGAAGTAGTAAAAAAAGACATACTAAAAAGAAGAAAGGGTTCTTTTTTTAGTAATAAAAATAAAATTATATAGTGCTGTATTGTGTTTGATTATTTAATTCCTTTTGTTTAGCATCTTCTTCTTGTTGCTTTATATATTCATCATGTTGTTGTTTTACCTGATTAATATCCTGAACGCAACCTTTAACAGCTAGATTGTAATAAACAATAGAAGAAATTAATATAGCGGCATAGATGTACCATAATGCTTCGCCAATATTATCTTTTAATACTATTGCGTCAAGTAGTGCTTGTTTAATTCCTTTTACCGATTCTGGATCAATATTGTTAGTTGATTGAAATTCTTGCTTCTTAAGAGGATTTAAAATATTCCACATATCTCCAAAATTCTCTATATTCATCTTGTTAATTAATATGGATTTATTTCCACATATTTTAATAATAGCTTCTGCCGCAGAATTTATCGATGCTTTTTTCTCAGGTTCTAACGTATTTTCTATTTCTTTATTTAAATCAGTATTAATTAATAGCTCAGCAAAAATATCATTTGCTTTTCCTGCTACAGCATAATATCCAATTACATCAGAGAAAGCACTTTTAAATCCTGGAAAAATAAATAAAACAGCTAATAAAACACCAAAAATAAAAAGCCAAGGTATAAATGTATATTTAAAAGCTGAAAATGTATTCGCCGGATTGGAACCACATTTAGAATTTAAATAAGCAACATTAATAATAAATTGACTACATATTGTGATGGCAATATAGATTCCTAAACTAATAGTATATGAATTATACCATGACTCTAATTTTCCGGGAATAGAATAAGCATCAATAGTTAAAATAGGTTTAGTAATAGCAAAATCAGATGATGATGGAAATGCAAAATAAAATATTGTTATAATTACAAATACTATTAAAGAAATAAATGATATATCCATTATAGATAATTGGTATATTTTATTTTTGTTTTTTGAAGGTATTTATTATATGGATAAAACTTTCTCTAGACCGAATCTTATAGAACCGGGCATAAAATACTTTTTAACAGAAACATTAAAACAATGTAGAGAATTTAGAGAAAAATACAACAATACATTATACAATATGGCATTAGCAGTATTATTTTTTGTAATTTTAGCAATATTGCTATTACATAAATATAAAGGGAAATTAACACCAGAAGAACTTGAAGAAAAAGATAGAGAGAAAAAACAATATATATTATCAAAAATAAGAAATTATCAACAAGCAAAATTGAGAGAACAACAAGATTTAATTACAGGATTACCAAATTGGGAAAATGAATATGATAATATTTATGGAAAAAAATTAATATAAATATAAAAATAATAAAATATATAAGTATATTTTATATGGAATCTAACCAAGAAAAAAAAATAATGTCAATAAATGAAGCGCTAAATGAATATTATGCTTTAAAAAATAAATATGAAACAACTAATTATGAAAAATATATCAAACCAATTATATTATCAAAACAATCAAAAAAGGCAAAAAAACTAGATTATTCTAAATTACCAAAATTTCCATGTATTAATTGCAAAAGAAATGTTGGTACTATTTTTAATATAAAACCTGATACTAAAAATTTTAAAAGAACATTTATATCAAAATGTGGAGATTTATCTAATCCTTGTGATCTAAATATAAATATAGATGTAAATAATGTTGATAATATAAATGTAGATATAGAAACCAACATTAAGGATATGGAAAATTCCAAATTAGATTTAATAAAAATAAAAAATGATTCATTATTTTTTGAAACAAATGATCAAACTATGAAAAGATTTAATGAATTAGCAACTGACTTAAAATTTAATAGTGGTACACTTGGGATTTTACTTGAAGAAAAAATAATTGGTAAAGATAATCCAATTAGAGCAGATTTACTAGAAAAAGCTGAAATTGAATTTGGCCAAGGATTTTTGTTACCGTTTAAAGATATGATAAAAGAATATTTAGAGAAAAATGATGAACAAATAATTAATAATGCTGTTAATTTTTATTTAACTGAAATGAAACCAAAATTAAAGGAAATTCAAGAGCTTAAATATAAGGTAAATTATGTATTATATGATGAAGAAGATAAAAACTATTATTTAGTTCAAATGAAAAATGCTCCTGATTCAGATGAAATCATATATAATTATAATGGACAAGGAGAAATAAATGCTTTTGTTAAAGGAGTAAGTAATATTAATAAAGAAAAAAATATAAGGATTAAGAAGGTTAAAACTAAACCTACGGAAGAAGATGAAACAAAAGAAGAGGAAAATGAAATAAAATCAAAAAAATCTAAACCAAAAACATTAAAATTAAAATCAAAACTTTCAAAAGAAAATATTACAGTAATTCCAAAGAAGAATAAGACAAAAAAACAAAAGCCTACAATTGAATTAATTGAAGAACCAGAAGAAGAAATAGAAGAAATACAAACAGAAATAGAAAAACCTTTAATGTCAAGTGATAGTTCATCTCCAATTCCTTCAGAATTTAGAATATCAAATATTGTATCTGAAAAAGGAGAAGAAGGAGTAAACGCAGAAGATATATTTGGTCCACCTTCATCTTCATAAAAATATAGCAATATTTTTTATATAGTTGTATTATATATGCTTTCCAAATATATTTCTTTACCTATTTTTTTAATTAGTTTTGCTGTAGGATTATTTTTTATATATGTAATTGGTCCAGAAATGAAAACAATATACATATATCCTAATCCAGATAATTACAATAAATACTTATATAAAGATACGGCAAATCAGTGTTTTGAAATAAAGCCAGTAGAGACATCTTGTGGCATATTAAATAAAGATATACCTCTTCAATAATAATTTATACTATATTTAAAATCTAATTATAATATAAATGTATTTGGATAAATTTGTATCAAGTAATACTGGTAAAATATTAATGTCAATAATTTTAGGATTAGGTTTAGCTACATTTTTTAGAGCAGTTTGTAAAGGAAGTAAATGTAGAATTATTTCAGCACCTCCTTTAGAAGATTTAGATGGTCAAACTTATAGATATAATGAAAAATGCTTTAAATATGAAAAAATTGCTTCAAATTGTGATAAAAGTAAAAAAATATTATCATTTGCGTAGAAATCATTTAAGATGTATCTTTAGTAATAATAAATGACAGAACTATCAAATGGAGTAACTAGTATTAATGATTTACCAACTGAACCTTTAGGTGGAGGAAGTATGGAAGGAAATGTTTCAATGATTACTCAAGAACTAGGTTCAGCAGAACAATCTCAACAAAA